GTAAAATTTGGGGATCAACAGAATTAATACACGCTAACGGCGTATTAGAATTTCATAGAATAGAATTTAAAGCTGGCGTTCAATGTTCAAAACATAAACACGCATTTAAATGGAACGGATTTTACGTAGAGTCTGGTAAAATGTTAATAAGAGCTTGGCAAAAAGGTAAACAAGAAGGCCTTATTGATAATACAGTTTTAAAAGCAGGTGATTTTACAAGAATAAAACCTGGTATATTTCATCAATTTGAAGGCATAGAAGATGGTGTGGCTTTTGAATTATATTGGGCGGAATTCGACCATAATGATATACAAAGAGAAACACAAGGTCGAATTGTAGATAATAGAGATTAAAAAATTAATATCTAATATCTTCGTAAATGCCTAACCAGTCCGATATGTAATGAAATCCAAATAAAAATCCATAACCAAGCGCTATAATAGCAGCGGCCAGTAATAGGATTTTTAAATCGTCTTTTGAAAACATTTAATTTACTCCTTTTTTTATTATATTTGTATATTATAACAAGTAATTGTGTCAAAAATAAGACAAAATTAAAGAAATATATAAGTAAAATCAATAACTTATACAGTATTTTAAAAATTTTAAGCGTTTTTTCTAAAAAAATACACATTTTTCAATAATTCTAATGATTTTTTATAAATAATTACTAAATTATGGCAAAACGAGTCAGTTTTTCAGGAGTTTCTACATTTTTTAAAAAAAATAAAGTAAAAAGGCCTAACATACACACTAAAAAATTAAATAAACATAAAAAAAAATCTATGAAAAAATTTTATAGAGGCCAAGGAAGATAATGACACACGAATTTATCATATTAAATAATGGTAAATTAGAAAAATATGATGAATTTGAAAAAATACCACAAATTTTTGATAACGTAATTAAATTTTTGCCTCAAATACCTGATGGTCCACATACAGAAGAACAACATATGGAAATAGATAGTTGGAATATAAAATTTAAAGAATTAATGAGTAGGGAAACAAATAAAAGGAAAATAAATGCCAGCAGCAACAAGAATAGGTGATGCTGATGTAAGTCATTGTTCAGGAATGACAAGAGCCGAAGGTTCACCTAATGTATTTGTAAACGGTATAGCTTGGTCTCGTCAAGGTGATGTAAATACCAGTCATTTATTGCCGGCTCCTATATGTCCTTCTCACACTGCACCAATAACAATTGGTTCTACTACTGTTTTTATAAATGGTAAAGGAGCAGGTCGTGTAGGTGATGAAATTTCAGGATGTACTTCAGTTGCACAAGGTTCGCCTAATGTTTTTTGCGGTGGTTAAAAAAACGATATAAATATATAAGATTATGCCAAATTACGATGCCGGTTCTTTAAACAATAGTAAAAGAGCCACAGTTAAATATAAAGATTTAGATTTAGATTTTGGTCGTAATACGGTTACTAATGATGTAAACAAGTTAACAGACGTTGAAGCTGTTAAAAGAAGTGTAAGAAATTTAATTAATACATCACACTTTGAAAGACCTTTTCATCCTGAAATAGGTTCTAATATAAGAGCGATGTTATTCGAGTTAATGACACCATTGACTGCTTTGAATCTACAAAGAAAAGTACACGAAGTGTTACAAAATTTTGAACCAAGAATTAAATTGGTTCAAGTATCAGCAAGACCTGATATTGATAGAAATTCATATGATTTAAGCATTTATTTTTATGTTATTGGTTCAAATGAATTGGTTACTGTACAAACATTTTTAGAAAGACTAAGATAATATGGCAAGTAATAAATTAGAAGTATCAGATTTTGATTTTGATGCAGTCAAAGCCAATTTAAAAACATTTTTACAAAGTCAATCAGAATTTCAAGACTATAATTTTGAGGGTTCTGGTTTTGCCATACTTTTAGATATACTTGCTTACAATACTCACTATCTAGGCTTCAATGCTAATATGTTAGCAAATGAAATGTACCTAGACAGTGCTGATATAAGAAAAAATATTGTGTCAATTGCTAAAATGTTAAATTACACACCATCTTCTGTGAGATCACCAGAGGCCAGTTTGAATATTGAAGTCAATGACGCTACAGGTTCAACTTTAACATTAAATAAAGGCACAGTTTTTACAACAAGTGTAAATGGTATATCATATCAATACGTAACAAATGAAGATTATACAATTACACCAACAAACGGTGTTTTTCTTTTTTCGGATGTAGAAATTTACGAAGGAACTTTAACAACATTTAGGTATACTGTTGATGTAAACGATCCTGACCAAAAATTTATAATTCAAAGTGCAAATGCAGATACAAGAACATTAAAAGTATCTGTACAAACAAGTTCTACGAATACTACAACAAATATTTACTCTTTAGCAGGTGGTTACAACAATGTAACTGATACTTCTAAGGTTTATTTTTTACAAGAGATAGAAGATGGTAAATTTGAAGTTTATTTTGGTGATGGTGTATTAGGTGCAGCTTTACAAGATGGTAATATAGTTATATTAGAATATGTTGTTACAAATAAAGATGAATCAAACGGTGCTTCTACATTTTCTTTAGGCACAACAATAGGTGGTTTTTCTGATGTAACAATTACTACAAATTCTGTATCACAAGGTGGTTCTGCTGCTGAATCAAAAGAGTCAATTCGTTTTAATGCACCATTAAGTTATTCAGCTCAAAATCGTGCGGTTACAACTTCTGATTACGAAACAATTGTAAGATCAATTTATCCAAATGCTGTATCAGTAAGTGCTTGGGGTGGTGAAGATGATGAAACACCAGTGTATGGCACAGTTAAAATTGCAATCAAAGCGGCCAGTGGTTCAACACTTACAAATTCTACAAAACAAAGTATTATTACAGCTTTAAAACCTTATAACGTTGCTTCAGTAAGGCCAGTAATTGTAGATCCTGAAACAACTTCAGTATTAATTACAAGCACAGTAAAATATGACTCAAGATTAACAACTAAATCGGCCGATACTTTAAAATCAAATGTATTAACAACACTTACAAATTATAATACAGATACGTTACAACAATTTGATGGTATTTTTAGATATTCTAAAGTCATAGGTTTAATTGACGATACAGATACAAGTATTGTTTCAAATATAACTACAATTAAAATAAGAAAAACATTTATACCTACTTTAAGTTCTTCAACACGATACGATATTTACTTTAGAAATCCATTATACAATCCAGTATCAGGTTATAATGCAGTTAATGGTGGTATTTTAGAATCAACAGGATTTAAAATCAGTGGTGATACTACAAATATATTTTTCTTAGATGATGATGGTGTTGGTAATGTAAGAAGATATAGATTATTAGGTGGTGTAAGGACTTACGCAAACAATACACAAGGTACAATTAATTATACAACAGGACAAATTACATTAACATCTTTAAATATTACAACTGTTGAAAATATTAGAGGTGCAGTTTCTACTGTAATTGAATTAACAGTTAAACCAAATTCAAATGATATAATTCCAGTAAGAGATCAAATAGTAGAAATTGATGTGGCTAATTCTTCAGTTACAGTTGAACCAGATACTTTTGTAGGAGGTTCAGCAGACGCAGGTATAGGTTATTCAACAGCAACTAGCTATTAATTAATATGGCTACATTTAAAGACAAACTTTCAAGTCTTATAGGTTCACAAGTACCTGATTTTGTACTTGACGACCATCCTAAATTTTTACAATTTTTAAAAACATATTACTCATTTATGGAGGCTGCCGAATTATCGGTAACTTCTGTTCAAACAACAGATGGTATACAATTAGAAACAGAAACAGGCCAAGATAATAAATTAATCTTAGATGGTTCTCGTATCGATTCAGATATTACTCCTTTAGATGAAGGAGATAAAATACTTTTAGAAAGTTCTTCTTTTGGTAAATTTACTAGAGGAGAAATTGTACAAGGCCAGACATCAAAGGCCACTTCAACTGTATTTACAGAAGATTTAGATAACAATAGATTATTCATTGTTGCACAAGACAAGTTTATAATTGGTGAAACTATTTTAGGATTATCTTCTAATGCAAGTGCTATAATTAATAATTATAGACCTAATCCAGTAAATAATATACAAGAGTTATTAAACTTTAGAGATCCTGATAAAGCAATATCAAATTTTTTAACTCAATTTAGAAATGAATTTTTAACTACATTACCTGAAAATTTAAACACCAGTGTTAATAAAAGAAATTTAATTAAAAATATTAAATCGTTATATCAAACTAAAGGTACTAAAGTAGGACACGAAACGTTTTTTAGATTATTATTTAATGAAGTATCTCAAACATTTTATCCACGTGAACAAATATTACGAGTGTCTGATGGTAAATTTACAACAAATAAAGTTTTAAGAACAATTAATCCCACTGGTAATACTTCAGATTTAGTTGGTAGAACAATAACAGGTTCAAATTCAGATGCTACAGCAATAGTTGAAAGTGTAACAATTTTTTTAATAGGTACTTCAAGTGTTTCGGAATTTGTTTTAAATTCAGACAGTATTAATGGAACTTTTAGTGTTGGTGAAGAAATACAAGGTACAGCAAGTGATGAAGATGATAATTTAATCAAAGCAACAATTACAGGTATACCTGCATCAAAAGTAATTACAAATGATGGTTCTTTACATTCTGCTGTTGAAACCGTAACTGTTACTGGCGGCGGTGAAGGAGCAATTATTCAAACTAAAACTATTGGTTCAGGTGGCATTACAGAAATAATTATAGATAATCCTGGTGCTGGTTATTCTATAGGTGATGATTTAGTTTTTACAAATACAGACACAAATGGTGCAGGTGCAGCAGGATTTATTTCAGTTGTTAACGGAGGATTTACACCTGAAGATAGTGCAAGTTCAACTGAAGATCACATATTATTAGAGGGAGCTACAACACAAAACGATACTTATTTTGGAGATAAATTTGTACAAGAATCAGGCACGGACGTTGGTGATATAACAGATATATTTTTATATAATGAAGGTTTAGGTTACACATCATTACCGACTGTTTCAATTACATCAGGTGGTGTCAACGCAATTTTAAAAGCATATGGTGATGAAATAGGTAGAGTATTAGATTTAAATTTGGTTGAATTAGGAATTAATCATCAATTAGCTCCAACACCACCCGTGCTTAATTTTTTCAAAAACTGTATTGTAACAAGTGTAACAGGAACTTTTGTGGAAAACACAAGTGTTTCTATAACAGGAGGCATTACAGCAACTGTTGTAAGTTTTAATTCAGCAAGAGGATTATTAATATTAAAAAATAATTCTGGCGCAATAAATTTAAATAGTGTTGTTACAGGTTCTTCTGGTTCAGCTACAATTAAAAAATTAGATAGTACAACTGCCACATTAACAGTAGGTGCTGTTGCAGATTTAGACGGCCGTTTCATAAATGAAGATGGATTTATTTCTGAAAATACAATGAATATACAAGATAGTTTATATTACCAAGATTTTTCTTATGTTATAAAAGTAGGACGTTCAATATCAGACTGGCGAGATGATTTCAAAAAAACAATGCACACTTCAGGTTTTTATTTTGAAGGACAAGTTGATATTCAAACAAGATTAAATGCTCGTATATCAACACCTGTAAGTGGTGCTGTTTCAGGAGTTTTAGAAGATCCATTCTTATCTATTGTAAATACTTTATTCTCTACAATATTTGGTAGAAGATTAGGAACAATTGACGATGGCACAAGTTTAAGAGCTACGCCTGAAATAGGTGCGGCCGCTGATTTAAATACTTCAACAATTTCTCCTTTTAGTTCATCTACAAGAGATGTAACACTTACAAGAGCTCCTATTAATATTCAATATCTATCACGTGTAAGAGGAACATTTGCTGGCGTTAATATAGCTACAGGCTTTGCATACGCTGGCCCTCGATATGCAACAATTAATAGAGAAGGATTAAGAACATTTAGTAGAACAGTTGATACAAATTATTCACTCGCTGAGTTAGGTGCAAACGTTACTTTTGGTACAAGGTCGTCATTAGATGGTCAAGACAATACACTTTTATTTTGTTCTACTGAATTAGGTAGATTCATCAAAACAAAATTAACAATACCTTGTGAAATTTTTATTATTGCACCTTTTAATCAATTTGATAATACTGTTGTTACATTTGACCAAACAATTGATACAGGTGGTAACCCTATAACTTTTGATGATACAACACCGTAAAATGATTATAAATATAGAGAAAGATTAATCAATGGCCAAACAAATAATTAATATAGGTACAACAGCAAATGACGGAACAGGTACAAACTTACGTTCTGGTGCAACAATTATTAATGATAACTTTTCAGAATTATATACAGCATTAGGTAATGGTACAACTATTACATTAACTGCTACGCCTACTGAATTAAATTTATTATCAGGTGTAACAGCACTCGTTTTATCATCAAACTCAGTTACTCTTTCAAATAAAACAATTAGTGGTTCAAATAATACATTATTAAATATTGGCAATTCTTCTTTAACAAATTCAAGTTTTAGTATAAGAGATGATTCTTCTTCTGCTATTTCTATCGCATTAGGTGGTACTTTAAAAGTTAAAAGTAATGATGGTATTACAACTACAGTAAGTCAAGGTGATACAATTAATATACAATTAGATGGCACAGTTCTTACGGCATCATCTACGAACACATTATCAAATAAAACAATATCTGCTTCAAGTAACACAATATCAGGCCTTACAAATACAAATTTAAGTGGTTCAGCAGGAATTACAAATGCAAATATAGCAAATGCTTTTATACAATTTTCTGATGAATCTTCAACAGTAAATTCAACAGCATTAGGTGGTAAATTAGAATTTTTAGCAGGCGAAGGTATTAACACAGTTGTAGGTGCAAGTTCATTAACTATTTCTGCTGAATTAGCAACTTCATCAAATGCCGGTGTTGCAACATTTAACACGGCCAGTTTTACAGTTACAAGTGGTGATGTTACAATTAAATCAGGTGGTGTTTCAAATGCACAATTAGCAAATTCTTCAATTACTTTAGGTTCAACTTCAACATCATTAGGTGCTACAACATCTTCTGTTGCTGGCCTTTCATTAACAGGTTCGACAAACACAATTGATTTAACAAGTTCAGGAAATAGATTAAGATTTAATTTTGCAAACTCTGGTTCATTACCAAATAATTCAACTTATGCAGGTATGTTTGCAACAACAACAGGTACAGCAAAAGCTTTTTTTGCAGACTCAGGTGCTTGGAACGAAATACTTTCAGAAAACTCTAGTATAAAAGATTTATCAGATGTGGCCGGTACAGCACCAACAAACGGCCAAACATTAGTTTTTAATAGTACAACAGGTCGATATGAACCAAGCACGCCAGCGAGTGGTACAGTTACATCAATTGTTGCTGGCACTGGTCTTTCAGGTGGCACAATTACTACAACGGGTACAATTGCAATAGACTCGACAGTTGCTACATTAACAGGCACACAAACACTTACAAACAAAACAATTAATTCTACAAACAATACAATTACAAATATAAAATCTGAAGATTTTGTAAATAAAGTGCTTCAAACATCAGCTTCAATTGATGTAATAAATTCTGGTTCAGGTGCATATGAATTTAACTCACATTATTCAGGAAGTAATCCTACATTGTATTTAAGAGCAGGTCATACTTATGCTTTAAATTTAGCCGTAACAGGCCACCCATTTCATTTACAAACAGTTTCAGGTGCTTATTCGCCAGGTAATTCATATACAACAGGTTTAACACACGTAGCCACAAACGGTACAGTTACAACAGGTGCTTCAGCACTATTACAAGTAACAGGTACTTTATATATTGAAGTACCATCAAATGCTTCATCATCAATTTACTATGCTTGTCAATATCATTCAGGTATGGCAGGCAAAATTGTATTAGGTTCAATTTCAGATGGATTTGTAGGTGATGGTGCTACAACGAATTTTACAATAAATAAGGGTAGAAATGTAAATGATGTTTTAGTTATTGTAAACGGTGCTATACAAGTACCAACAACAAACTATACAATTTCAACAACAACATTAACTTTTACAGCAGCGCCGGCGGCTTCTGCGGTAATACAAGTAAGATATCTATAAAATGAGAAAACTCGTATAAATAGTAAGAAAGAATTTTAAAATATGCCAGCAATTATAACAAGTAAATTTAGAATTAACAACGCTGAACAGTTTAGCGAGTCTTTTTCTGAAGCCTCACCTGAAGTTTATTATCTAGGTATTGGCCGACCACAGGCCTTTGCAACACAAGTAAGAGCAGATTCACGTACAGAAAATCAAGGCACAGATGCAACTGCAATTACACCTGCTGACAGTGTAATAGATGAATTATATACCTATGATGATTTATTAGCGGTAAAAAGAATTACAACTTCAGATACCGCATTTGTAGTACCACGAAGAAATTGGACAACTAACACAGTTTACGATTATTACAGACATGATTATGGTAATCGTATTACCGGTACAACAACAACACAAACATCAAATTCAGGTGCTACAACATTATTTGACGCAACATTTTATGTAATGACATCTGCAAGAAACGTTTATAAAGTTATTGATAATAATAATAATGGACTTTCAACTATTGAACCAACAGGCACATCAACAACAGTATTAACAACAGGCGATAATTATAAGTGGAAATATATGTACACTTTAACAGCGGCTCAACAAGCAAATTTTTTATCGACAGATTTTATGGCCGTTTCAACAGACGCAACAGTTTCATCTGCTGCTGTTGACGGTGCAATTAATATAATAAAAATTAAATCTGCTGGCTCAGGTGGCACAAACGGTACATACGCAGGCATTCCAATACGTGGCGATGGCACAGGTGGCACCGTTACAGTTACAGTTTCAGGTGGTGTTGTTTCTGCTGTATCAATAACAGCTGCAGGCACAGGTTATACTTTTGCAACAATTAGCAATGCACAAATCGTATCAGCTGGTGCAACAGGTTTAACAGGTGCAGAAATAGATGTAATTATACCACCAAAAGGCGGCCATGGTTTTGACGCAGTAAAAGAATTAGGTGCATTTTTTGTAATGTTAAATATTAGTTTAGAAGGAACGGAAACTGCAAGCACAGGTGACTTTACAGTTGCAAATGATTTTAGAAGAATTGTATTAATAAGAAATCCTTTTTCAGGTGGTGCTGCTACTACTGCAACAACTTTACGTGCAACAAAAGCAATTCGTTTTGCTTCTTCACCAGCACCAGGTACATTTGTTGTAGATGAAGAAATAAATCAAGCAACAACAGGTGCCGTAGGTAAAGTTGTAGAATATGATTCAACAAATAGAATATTACATTATATACAAACAAGATTTAATGATGAAGGCGTTGATAGTAATGGTAATCGTACAGCATTTAGCGGAACAAATGTAATCACAGGCCAAACTTCAGGTGCAACTGGCACACCAAGTGCTGTTGCAAGTGAAACTGCTGATCAAATTACATTTACAAATGGTTATAAAGATTCTGAATTAGATAGACACAAAGGCGATGTTTTATACATTGAAAATCGAGCACCAATAACAAGAGCAGCGGACCAGACCGAAAATATAAAATTAGTAATTGAGTTTTAGGGAGAATTATGCCAAGTCCAACAGACTTTAACCTCTCACCATACTTTGATGATTTTACAGAATCAAAAAAGTTTTATCGTGTTCTTTTTAGACCAGGATTTGCTGTTCAAGCAAGAGAGTTAACACAATCACAAACCATATTACAAAATCAAATTGAAAGATTTGGTGATCATATTTTTGAAAAAGGTGCAATGGTTATACCTGGCCAAATTGCATTTGATTTAAATTATTACGCTGTTAAACTTACTTCAAAAACATTTGCTTCAGTATCATCTTATATTGGTACAGAATTAAGAGGCGTTACATCAGGCGTAAGAGCATTGTGTGTAAACGCAACAGCAAATGATGGTACAGATCCAGATACTTTATTTGTAAAATATATTAAAACAGGCACAAATAATACATCATTTGTATTTTCAAATACAGAAACAATACAAGCTTTTTCTGATGGTTTAAGTGCAACAGTTTTAGGAAGTGCCGTTGTAAATTCAACAGCTACAGGTTCAGCCGCAAATATAGAGGAAGGTGTTTATTATATAAATGGATTTTATGTAAAAGCTTCTGCACAAACAATTATACTTGACAAATATACAAATACGCCTAGTTATCGTATTGGTGTAAGTGTTGTAGAATCGATTATAACTTCAAATGAGGATGTAACTTTAAATGATAATGCCGCTGGTTCTTCAAACGCAAATGCACCAGGAGCTCATAGATTTAAAATTGATTTAATACTTGCAAAAAGAACCATATCATCAACAAGTGATAATAATTTTATAGAATTATTACGACTAGAAAATGGCTCAAGACGAAATCAAGTTAGAAGCACAGAATATTCTGTTTTAGAGGATACATTTGCTAGAAGAACGTATGATGAATCAGGTGATTATACAGTAAGAGATTTTGATTTAGATATAAGAGAGCATTTAGAATCAGGCAACAATAGAGGTATTTACACAGCTGCAAATGGCGGTGTTGAATCAAAATTGGCCGCTGGTTTATCGCCAGGAAAAGCTTATGTCAAAGGTTATGAAATTGAAACAATTGGTACAACTTTTTTAAATGTAAATAAGGCTAGAGAATTTAATACACAAAATAATAATAAAACAAGATTTGACATAGAAAATTTTGTAAATGTTACAAATGTTTTTGGTTCGCCAGATATAGGATTTGTTTTAGGTGATGTTGAAGCATTTAAAAATATAAATTTATTTAATGATCCAACAAGTGTGAGAGGCACGCAACAATCTACTGTTGGCGTAACAGTGCCACAAATTGGCCGTGCTAAGTCACGTGGTTTTGAATTAAATAGTGGTTTTGCTACATCAAATATATTTTCAAGTTCTGCTTTAACAAGTGCGGTTTATAAGCATTATCTATTTGATATAGAAATGTTTACACATTTAAATTACTCTACAGCACAATCATTTACAAACGGAGAAAAAATAACAGGAAGCTCTTCAGGTGCTACTGGTATTGTTCAAACATTATCAACAACTAAATCAGCTGTTGTTACAAACGTATCTGTAGCAAGTCCTGGTGTTGTAACTTCAGCTACTCACTCTTTTAAAGAGGGTATGCAAATACAATTTTTAAGTGCAGGCTTTTTAGTTGACTCAGCAGCAGTCGTTGATAGCACAGTATTTACAGTAAAAAATCCTACAACAAATACGTTTGAATTATATGACGCTTCAGGAGTTAATCCTGTTAACGTCACAGCATATACTTCAGGCGGTGTTGCAAGACATGGTGTGTTGGTTTTAAATAATGTAATTGGAACATTTATATCAGGAGAAACAATTACAGGAGGCACATCAAGTAATACAGCAGTTATTCAATCAAATAGATATGGATTTAACGGAGCTAATACTTTTAATTTTACAAATGTAAAACAATTAGGTATGTCAGGTTCGCCTACATATACATCAGACGTAGCTCTTGGAAATTTTGGAGAAAATTATCAAATATTTGGAAGTTTTTCTATAGCAAATAGCGGTACAACAGTTACAGGATTCGGTACTTTATTTAATACAGAATTACAAATTGGTGATTCAGTCACTTTTACAACTGATGCTGGTAGTTCAGTAACAAGAGTAATTGAATCTATTAATTCAAATAATAGTTTTGAGTTTTCTCAAGCCGTAGGCGCTAGTGATGTCTCAACAAAAACACAAGGTGTTAGAAGACGAGGTAAATTACAAGGCTCAAGTAAAAATATATCTATATTTAAATTACCAAATATTAGAATTAAGACATTAAAAACGGCAACAAATTTAGGTTTAACTGATACTAATTTTAATGTAAGAAGACATTTTACAGCCACACTATCTTCAGGTTCTGCTACAATTACGGCAGGTACAAATGAAATATTTTCAAGTTTAACTGAAAAAGATTATTCAATTTCAGTAATGACATCAAGTGGTGTAGCAGTTGCTGGTAATGTTTTAAGTATTTCAGGTAATAATTCAGAAGGCACTCCTATTTTTACACTTGGTGGTTCTCCTACAGGTAAAACATTAACTCTTAATTTTGGGACATCATATTCCAGTGCAAAAATAAAAATATTAGCAACAGTTGTACGTTCAGTTGCAGGTTCAAAAACAAAAACATTAAACTCAAATTCAACAATTGCAATATCAAGTCAAACTACAATTCAATCAGGTACAATAGGTTTAGCTAAGGCAGATGTTTATAAAATCAATTCTGTTTTTATGTCAGCTAACTTTGCAACAGCCGCTACAACCTCTGGCACAAATATTACAGATAGATTTACTTTAGATAATGGACAAAGAGATAACTTTTATGATATAGGTAGAATTAAATTAAAAACTGGAGCTATAACACCTACAGGAAGATTGTTAATTAACTTTGATTATTTTTCACATGGTTCTGGTGATTATTTTGATATTGACTCGTATTCAGGCGTAATTGATTATGATGATATACCTACTTACAAGTCAGACACATCTGGTGGAGAATTTGATTTAAGAGATTGTTTAGATTTTAGACCACGTGTTGATGACGCTTCAACAGTAATAAGTTCTATACAAGATAGACAATATACTGGTTCAGGTGCTTCTGTAAATGATTTGGTTCAATTTAATACAGATGTAACGTCTGATTTTGAATTTTATTTACCAAGAATAGATAAAATATTTTTAGATAAAGACGGTGTTTTTAGAGTTGTAGAAGGAGCTAGTGATGTTAAACCTTCAATACCAAAAAGCATTGAAAATGCTATGCACTTATATACAATATTTTTAAAAGCTTATACGTTAGACACGAATGATTTAGTAATACAAAGACACGATAATAAACGATATACAATGAGAGATATAGGCCGTTTAGAAAAAAGAATTGACAAGGTAGAATATTATACACAATTATCTTTATTAGAAACAAGCGCACAAAGTTTACAAATACAAGACGCTGAAGGATTTGATAGATTTAAAAATGGATTTATAGTTGATAATTTTACAGGTCATGGTATAGGTGACGTAGGTAATTTAGATTATAAAGTTTCTATGGATATGGCTTCTGGTTTAGTAAGACCTATGTTTAATTCTGAATCAGTTAAATTAATTGAAGCTGATGATGACGGCACAGTGATAACAGCGGCCGATAGAGCAGACGCACAATATACAAAAACAGGAGATTTAATTACTCTACCATACCAAGAAACTACAATGATAGAGCAACCATTTGCGAGTCGATATGTTAATGTAAACCCATTTAATATTTTTACTTGGGCAGGTTCAGTAATATTAGACCCGCCAGGTGATGAATGGAAAGAAACAAATAGAGTTCCTGATCTACTTATAAATGAACAAGGTTCTTTTGATACAATGGTGCAAGAATTAGGTAATCCTAATTTAGATAGTGTTGAAATTGATACTGTATGGAATGAGTGGCAAGATTTTTGGCAAGGACGACCTGTTGAAACTGTTGTCAGTGATGTAACTTCTGGTGGCTGGAATATAGTTCGAACAAGAGAAATTTTAACAGAACAACAAGTCGGTCAAAATAGAACAGGTGTAAGAACAGCTCTTGTGCCACAAGTTGTAAGAACATCTTTAGGCGATAGAGTTTTAAATATAGCTTTTATACCTTTTATCAGAAGTAGAACCGTATCATTTAATGCTACGAGAATGAAACCTAATACCAGAGTTTATCCATTTTTTGATAACGTATCAATAACACCTTACGTAACGCCTACAGGTGGAGCATTAGGTGGTAATTTAGTAACAGACGCAAATGGCGCTGTGTCAGGTACTTTTTTTATACCTGATCCTAATGATAACAATAATCCTAGATGGCGAACAGGTCAAAGAGTTTTTAGATTAACAAGTGCTGTAACAAATTCTTTACAAAATGTAGAAACTTCTGCTGAAGCTGATTATACTGCTAGAGGTTCTTTAGATACTGTGCAAAACACAATTGTATCTACAAGAGAAGCACAATTAGTTAGACAAAATTTGGCCGAAGATAGAACCATTTTAAGATCATCAACAAGAACAGAAACACAAGTAATTCAATGGGTTGACCCTATTGCTCAAACATTTTTAATTGATGATACAGGCGGTGTTTTCGTAACTTCTATTGATACATATTTTCAATCAAAAGATACTAATATTCCTATCACAATGCAAATTAGAGAAGTAGTAAACGGCTATCCTTCACGTACAATAGTACCTTTTGGTGAAGTTGTGTTAAATCCAGGTTCAGTAAATATATCTGATGATTCTACCACAGCCACAAAATTTACATTTCCTTCTCCTGTTTATTTACAAGAAAAAACAGAATATTGTTTTTGTTTATTAAGTAACTGCGATAATTATAATGCTTGGGTCGCCACGTTAGGTGAAAATCAGGTAGGCTCAAATAGGACAATATCGTCTAACCCATATGCTGGTGTTTTCTTTTTATCTCAAAACGGGTCAACTTGGACGGCCGATCAAACAACGGATATTAAATTTAAAATAAATCGTGCTAATTTTGAAAATGTCACCGGCTCAGTCACGCTCGTAAACGACGCCATAAGTGTCAAAACATTACCCAATAATTCGCTTAGAACGACAAGTGGATCAGGTGTTATAAGAGTATCGCATAGAGACCACGGAATGCACGGTACAAATAATAACGTTACAATTGCTGGTATTCCTGCAGGTACATATAACGGATTAACTTCAGCACAAATTAATGGTACTTACACAAGTATCTCAAACATTACACTTGATAGTTATGATATTACAACTGCTGGCACAGCTACAGCTACAGGTGATATAGGTGGCATAACTACAACTGCTACACAAAATAATTTATTTGATGTTGCTTGTTTAAATTTATCTACATTAACTGTATCTGGAACAAGCATAGATTATGATTTAAGAACATCAACAGGAAAATCAGTGCATGGAACTGAATCAGAATTTAGTTTAGCTGCAACATCTAACGCAATTAGTGTTATACCTGGTGATAATATTTATTTTACATCGCCTAGATTAGTTGCAAGCACAATCAACGAGACAAATGAAATGGCAGGTTCAAAATCATTATTTTTAAATTGTACTTTAAGAACCACAAGTAATAAACTTTCTCCTGTAATAGATGTTGCACGTTTAAGTATGGTAGCTGTACAAAATAGATTAAATGATCCTACATCTAGTAATACACCTAATTTTGTTAGCGATACAGCTTCAACAGGCACATCTACAGCGGCCGTTTATTGTACTAAACCAATTGTATTAGCAAACTTATCTACAGCATTAGATGTACGATTAACACAAAACGTAAGGACATCATCATCAGTGAGAGTGTTTTATAGAGTTTCAGGTTCAGAAGAAGTAAGAAATATTGGAGATTTACCTTGGATACCTTTTAACACATCAGGCGAAGAAGATATTACAGTAACACCAGCAGAAAATGATAATGTATTTAAAGAATATAAATATTCAGATACAGGCATTAGTGAATTTACTGCATTTCAATTAAAAATAGTTATGAAAGGAAGTATATCATCTTATCCTCCAGTAATTAGAGATTTAAGAGGTATAGCCTTAGCGGTATAATATGGAAAAATTAAAAGTTGAAGGACACGAATCATTAGTAAGAGATGTAAGATCAAAAGCAATTGTAAATACATCTAAAAGTGAATATACGGTTTATATGAGCCGTATTAGAAATAGAGAAATACAAGGTGATCAAATAAGAAATACAGTAAAAGAAATAAATGTTTTAAAAAAAGAATTAACTGAAATTAAAAATTTATTAAAGGAAGTTTTAAAAAAATAAACTATGGCATTTACAACATTTAATACAACAGATACATTAGAGCAAGTTAGAGTTAAATTAAATAACTTGACTCAAAATGATTTTGGCGATCCATCGATATTGGCTAGTGCTGGTTTATCATCAACTTCAATTTGTGGTGCTGTTGTAGAGATTGCAGCTACGGTTTTTTCTTCTGCTGGATGGAGAGTTGAAGACGTTACATCAACTTTTCAATTAATATTACCTGGTGAAAAATTAAGAGTTCTTGGTACTTCAAATCAAATTGATGCTGTTGTGAGTTCGCCAGATATACTAACATTAAGTCTTACAAATAACGTAACTATACCTGGCAATATTACAGCTAATGGATCTTTACATACACTTGGTACCTTTGAAATAAGTGGTAATATTTTACGTTCAACAGATTCAACACGTTTACAAGTAAACGATACTTTAAGATGTAGTGCTGTCGCTTCAGGAACAGGATTAGTTGCAATGTTTGAAAATGCCGCTGGTTTTCCTGTTATAGAATCATTTAGAAATGATAAATTTTTAGTTATTAATGCTACGCCTGTATTTAATTCATCAATATTTTTCGAAGGAGCTACGGATGACGCTTTTGAGACATCTTTAACAGTAATAGAACCAACAGCAGATAGAGTAATTTCGTTACCTAATATCACAGGCACATTAATCACTAACGCAGATACCGCTACTGTGTCAAACACTATGTTAGCAGGTAGCATTACTGGCGGAAAATTATTAGATAGCGCTATTATCGAAGCTAAAATTGCTGATGGTGCCGTAGCGGCCGTTAAATTAAAAAACGTAGTAACACTTCAAATATTAAACTCATCAGGAGGAGTGCTTAAGACCATTTACGGCGCAGGCGCATAAATAATATTATGGCGGTGAGAACACCTTTACACTATGTATCTGGTAATTTGAAAGAGATGACATCTGCTATGATAGATGATCTCAAAGCGTTAGCAATATACGAATATTCATTAAATCCTTCGGTAGTATTAACAGTTTCAGGTTCAGGTGGCAATTTAACTTCTATAAATGATACTCGATTACAAGCTGGCGCTATGTCAACGAATGTGAGTGCATTTCCTGCCGAAGTTGTAACAGCCGAACCAAGCACAGTGACAGTATCTTATCAAAGAATTACATCAACGTCCACGCCTGGAGTTCCAACCGCAGACACAGGAAAAACTTTCCCATTGTACTACACAGCAAGCGGCAATTTACAACATATGACAGTTGTTGATTTTATAGATACTCTTATTGCACCTGCTATAACAACTTTAACAAGTGGCTCTCTTACAACATCACAAGGTGGTACATATTTTTTATCAACAAGTATTAGTGTTGCAGGTTCTACATTAGTTTCTGCTACACCTGTTTTTACCGATACAAGAGCCGACACATCATTATATACGGCTGCAGGAATACCTGAAACATTAGATCAACCAATAACAATAACAAATTATTATCTACATAAACTTGACGGTTTGCCAGTTACATTAACAACTGTGCCCTTATATTCAGATATTAATAATAATATAAAAGAATTTTCACAAGTTGAAATAGCTAGTTTACTTTCACAATATATGAGAAGTGAAGCAGCAGCTTCTGTAACTGGTAATTTAATAAATTATAATATAGGTGGTGCAGGCACAGCACGTGGCACATCAATGGTTAACACAATATTAACAGGTGGTCTAGGAAATTATCAAACTTTTTTTGCAGGCGCTGATGATTATAGAGCACAAGAGTTTCCTGATGGTTCGCCAAGTACGGCAAACACATATATATTTAACATAAATAAGGTTTAGATATGCCATTTTTAGTAACAGCTGTGACCTTGATTCCTACTGGTGTTAAATTGTATGGAGAAAATAATGAAGCAGGTTTACTTGGTGATTTATTTAAGAGAGAAAAACAAAAATATAAAGACGCAGGCGAATTACTATCAGAAAGATCTGATTATACAGCTGATGGCAGAAAACTTACATATGCAGCTTTGTGGTCGTCACAAGAAGCTTATGAAAAATATTTAAATAATGTAATATGTAATCAATATTGGACTATTGTGAACCAGCATAATGCAAAACACAATATAACTTATACAAAAAGGATAGTCGAGGTTTAATTATGGCAATTTTTAGCGGAAAAATTATAGAAGCTTATTATACAGATCAACAAAAATCTACAATAGAAGTAATTTACAAAGATGGTGAAAAAGCATTTAGCCATTATTTAAAACATGACAATTCACATCCTGATTTTGTAGATTTGATTAAAGAATATGATATTGAAGCATTAACAACTACATCAATTAATAGATTAAACAAATATAGAAAACAATTAAAAGATACAATATCTGATTATCAACAAAAAGCACTTCAAAAAGTTGAAGATGAATTAAAAGATGTTAGGGACCTTTTCTTTGATTGTATGATTAATTTTAATGCCGAGGATCAAAAACATTTAGAAATATTATATACATTTAAATTAAAAGCTTTTGATAACAATAAAATTAAAAATAGTACAAATAATAAAAGCGAAGAATTAAAAAACGAATTGCGTTCGGCTACAACATTGAGCGAAGCTTTAAGAATTTTTAATAGTTTTTAATATTTTATATTTTACATTATGATAGAAAACACAATACTATGTGTTAAATGGGGTACAAAATATGATAACTATGTTGAGAAATTAAAATCTCAAATAGAAAAAAATTGTTCCGTTCCTTTTAATTTTTACTGTATCACAGATAATCCTAAAAAAAAATACGATATATTGTGCCCTAATTTTTGGGACAAATATTATAGGCCTAAACAATTTTGGGCTTATAGAAAATTGTATATCTTTAATGAAGATTTGTTTCCTATTAAAGGTAATAAATTTTTATATTTAGATTTAGATATATTAATACACCAAGATTTAAAATACTTTTTTAATTTAGAAATGAGTAGACCTTATATTGTAAAAGGTTATTGGAATGATATGGACAATTGTAAAAAAAATTATGGCAAGATTATGTCAACGCCTTTAAATTCATCGGTAGTGCGTTGGAATAGAGGTCAATTGAAGCCGATATATGATCACGTTACAAAAAATTCAGAAGTTATATTTTTTACTTATAGAACAATAGATAATTATTATAATCATTTTTTCTATAATATGTGGGAAGAAAATAAAAGTTTTTTTAATGTTTACCCTAAAGGCGACATTTACTCTTGGTATAAAGGTAATATATTTCCTGAAGATATGTTTTTTAAAAGATTAAGAATAGATCATAAAATTTGTTTATTTAATAATAGTGCTGATACTAAAAATAACGAGCATATGTACGAGATAGATGAAATTAAAGAATTATGGTAGAATATATTAAATATACGACTGATGTTGCTAACAATTGGAGTAGAGCTTGGTCTGAAACGGAAAAACAAAGACCTTGGGCCTATCAAAGATTATTAGATTCATCTACTAAATCTCAATTACAATCAAAATTATGGTTAGCAAATGAATTAGAAAAATTAAATTTACATTTTAAAAAAGTTGCATTAATAGGAGGTTGGTTTGCACAATATATTACACCTTTACTAATAGACAATTTTAATGTAAATAGTGTACATAATTATGATATAGATAAAGACGCACAAATTATAAGTTATAAATTTAATAGAAGATATAAAGAACAAGGTAAATATTTGGCAGACACTAAAAATGTTTTTATTAAATCATTTAAAGAAAATTATGATATAATAATAAACACTTCTTGTGAACATATGTATTATATGAAAAAAATTAAACAATTAAATCCAACTTTAAATTCTATATATGTTTTACAGTCAACAGATGATGATTCTTATGATGATCATATAAATTGTGTTTGTAATGCCAATGAATTGTCTGAACAAGCTGATATAAAAGAAATATATTATTCTGGTTCAAAAGTATTAGATAACGGCATGACACGATTTATGGTTATAGGAAAATGAGTTTTTTTGAAGCCAGAGATTCCATAAATTTAGATATAACTTTTAGATGTCCTATAGCGTGTTCTAAATGTCCAAGACAACAATATTATAAACATAATAATTTAGCTATAGAGGGTATGGATATGTCAATGAGTGCTTTTATAAAAATTTTAGCACACTTTAAACATATCAGTTTTTGTGGTCAAATTTCAGATCCTGTTAATCATCCTGAATTTATAAATTTTTTAAAATTAACCTGCCTTTTAAATAAAACCGTAGGCGTACATACGGCTAATTCTCATAAATCTTTTGAATGGTACGAACAAGCTTTTTTAGCTAATCCTAACGCTTTTTGGTATTTTGGTCTTAGCGGGTTACCAAAAGATAGTCACAAATATAGAGTGAATCAAAATGGAGAAAGATTATTTCAAATAATGTTGTTAGCAAAAAAAATATTAAAAACAAAACCTCTTTGGCAATATATTGTTTTTTCTTATAATGAAAATGATGTTGAAATCGCAAAAAAAATTGCAGCTGAGGAGGGATTTGTTTTAAAATTATTATTATCTACAAGATACAATCAAGTAGATAATTTAAGACCAAAAAACTACTTATATGACCTTAAAAATCATTCCTAAATGTTGTAAAACACAAGAACTCGCTACTAATGCAAAAGGATTTCTAATACCTTGTTGTTGGTTAGGGCCAAATCAACATAATGATGTTAATTTTAAAAAATTAGTACAAGATAAATTTCATTTAGATAAAGTTGATAAAATATCAGATGTTGTAAATTCAGATGAATGGCAAGAATTTAAAAACAATTTACTAGAAAGTAATATATCAAAATTACCTTCTGGTTGTATAAGAAATTGCTCTGAAGATAAAAATTATGTGAATGGTATAGAAATTACATTCAATAAAGATACAATAACAAAAAATTACAGATAATATTTAAATATTATAAATATTGTTATGTTAAATTTTCAAAAGATAGGTAACCAAGATTGGTACATGGGAGTAGATGATGTAGCCGGTACTAATACAAATCAAAGTTATACCCATGTAAAATATCCTATTTTTAGAATTGGATATAAAATAAAAGAAGACGAATTAGTCGATAAAAAAGATTTAATTGGCGCTATGAAATTTAGACATAATATTAAATTTTTCGATCAACAAAAAATACCCTCTAAAGAAACTATACAAGAAATTTTAAATGAAAGTCACCTATATGTACCTCATAAAAATAATTTAATTGCTATCAATATTCATGTTTGGGGGCCAGAATTTACAAAAGAAAAAGAAATGTTGGCTATGTCAACTGTATGTGGCCCAGGTAGAGATCAATATATAAAGAGTGGCGGAAAATATTACGGTGATGTTAAAGCTCTTAAAGCTAGATATGATGAGTGGAGAGAAATAGAAATTAGAGATGTTACTTTAGAAAAAACAAAATATAGAAATGAATATGGTTTAAACTTCAATGAACAAGTAAGAGCTCCATATCTCTTAGCTTTTACAAAACGAGATAGAACGCCTACTGAAGTGCAAAATGAAAGAGGATTTATGCCTTGGGTTTATGATAATAACATGGGCGAAAATGCTCAATGTAGATGGTTTTTACCTGGAGGTATGCAAGCTTATGGTATATCTTTATTAAGTGCATATAGAGGACTTTATGCTAGTTTTTGTAGATGTTTTGTAAATAAACCTTTTCTTTACACAAGAATATTTGAAAAAGTAGTCCATAATGATTACGTTTCAGGTCATATATTTTTTTTAGGAATAGGTTATAAAGATTATCGTGTGACATATTTTTGTGATAAAAATAAAGCAAATCCGGAAGAATACATAACTTGGCAAGATAAATAAATTACATTATAATATATTATGAAAATATTTGCTGTTAGAATTGGCAATAAGTATGGGCCAGAATACGAAGATTACCTTAAAAGAAAATTACCAGAATACGATTTAAATTGGATAAGAGAACCTATTAACTCTAAAATTCAATTACAGTGGAATAAAATGCACGTAATGAATTTAGATTTAAACGAACCTATTTGTATTATTGATATTGATATATTATTAGTAAATGATTATAAAAAATTATTTGAATATCCCATAAAACAAGGTGAATTTGTAGCTATACCTGGTTGGTGGAGAGATGATCAATCGTATATTATTAATGGTGGTTTTTTTAAATATTATCCTAAAGATTGCAAATATATTTACGATAAGTTTATGTCTGACGTAGACCATTGGCAAAGTTTTTATATTAAAAATGGTACAACAACAGGACCAGTAAATGGTGAACAACACTTTGTAGAAGATAGTGTAAAAGAAAGATTAAAATTAAAAACTATACCTAATAGTTGGGTAACTAGATGGTGTTCTAATAGTAATGCAATAGCAGGTAAAGATTATGAAAAGTGGCAGTTTAAAACAAGTTTAAAATATCAATCATTAACAAACAACAAATACATATACTTTGGCGGAACTTTTCATCCAGATATTAAACTAGTACATTTTACTAATGCTGTAAATAAACCACACGAGTGGCCTGACTATATTAAATTTTAATTGTTTCGTAGGCCTCTTGCCAAGAAGAAAATCTATTTTGTTTAAATCTTAAACTTACAGCTGCTCTTTTATCTGTTTTAGACATATAAGAAATGCTATGAGCTATATCTGTTCTAACTAAAATTGGCTTAGTGCCATCAATTTCAGCCATCTCTAATACTTTAAATTCATTAGAACGATCTCTAATTTGGTTATAATGACTATCATAATGTATGCCATTTAGGTAAAAAAATTCAGGTATTTTACTAGAACTAATACTAGGATATATTTTGTTTATATTTTTAGTGTCCCACCAATAAAATTGAGATGTTGCTGGATACAACTCTAAATTAATGCCATAATACCAGTCTTTCCATTGACCGTCTTCGAAATAAATATCCGAGTGTATGAGTGCATCTTTTTTGGTTCTTATTGCTTCGTTACTATGATGACCTTGAAAAAGAATACAAACATATGGTTCCATTTTTAATTTAGAAAAAATATCTAAAGCTTCTTCTGTTAAATATTGACTAGCATTTTTTAAAATTTTGTAACCACAAAAAACTCTAGGTGGTGTTTCATCATATATCTTTTTATTTAATATATTATTAAAATTTAAAAATCTAAAATTGTTCATCTGCAATATTTTTGTAATATGTTGTAACTTGATCTGCTGGGTCTATCATTTTAGGAGATACATTATCTGGCATTTCATTTAATTCTTTTTTTAAATATTTAATCAAACTTTTTAATTCTGTCCAATATTCGAAATGATACATTTTATAATAACTATTTAACTTTGTTCGAAGTGTAAAATCTTCATCTCTTAAATCTTCAAAACCTGACCTTTTAATTCTTTTTTTAAGCTCTGGCCAATACTGACTACATACATTATATTTACTAGATGAATTACTTAATTTGCCTTTTTTCAGGTTTCTATGTAATTCATGCAAAAAAGAATCATCTAAAAAGGATAACATTATTTCAGGTGTGTATTGAAAAAATCCAGGTATAGCCGGTCTATTTAATTTTATAGGATAACGATACCAAGTTGCTATTTTTTCTCTTTCAACAAGAACCCAATCTACATTATTCTCATATCCTATATCATTCGTATTTTTTCCGCCACGTCTTAATGCTTTTTGTATAGCAATATCTGTTCTTGCCGTATAACACTCACCTGAACCTAAAACTGGTAAACCATCTACTTTACTCATCAACCACTGCTGTGTTAATAATTGCGGACTTATACATTTACTTGTTTCTGCAATTTTTAAACAATCTTCTGAAAGCCAAAATTTTTTAATATCAAGTGTATGTATATTTAATTTGATTTTTAATGAATTACATATTTTTTCGGCCCATCTTCTATCATATCTATTATAAGTTTCATAATCTACAAAATGCACGTTAAATGGAACTTTAATTTCATAAAAAGAACGTAACATCATTTCACTATCCAAACCACCTGAAAATAATAAATCAATAGGCAATCCTTGTCTTTTTTCGTATATGGTACTGGCCGCAAATTTACATTCTTCTCTCCAGTCTTTTAAAGGCCTTTCACACTGACCATATTGTACTGTCCAGTTATCATCTTCTGTATCTCTATCTACAAACCAATTTTTATTATATCCAAATTTAAAATGGTTATTTAAAGTATATTCAAACATTAATAGTTTTCGTTAATTCTAATATTGATTTTATTGACCATTCTTTTTTTACAGCCCAACTTATTGATACTCTATATATATCTGAATTGTTAATTACTCTATGCGGAAATTGTGTACAACATAAAAAAGGATTATCAATCATTTTGTATTCATCAATTTTTTTAATTGAAGAACCATCAATTACAAATCTAGTATTTTTTTCAAAATCAGTGTAAATGTCATCAGGTCTAACTTCAAAAAATTCTGTAAGGCCATTGTTTGTACATCCTGAAATAGGTATATTTAAATTGTAATCTGTAATATGTGTTTTTTCTAAACCATCCATATGTATAGCTATAGCATGATTAGGTTTTATTCTTAAAACACGTAAAAATTTTTGTAAAAAAGGATATTTTTCAACTATTTTTATGAGTGGTTTATAAACTTCATTGTTCTCGTTTAAAAAATTAATAGTATTTACAGAATATAAAGATTTGCTAGTGTTATTTTCAGTAGATAAATTATCTATATAGGTGAAAATAGATTTCACTTCACTTACTAATGTTGGTATTTTTACCTCTTTGTATAAATCAATTGGCGTCATGTTTTTTTAGATTTTAATTTATAATCTATTATAAAAACGGATGTATTTTTATAATTTTTCCATAATATGTACCAAACTTTTCTGGATACATCTTTACCATTAAAATTATTTTTTGTATCGTAAGCGTAAGTCCAACCTAAATTTTTATATCTATTATCGTTATGAGATACGGCAACCCAATTGGTCATATTATCGTAACACCATTTATTTTCAGTAATATAATCTGCTTTCATTTTCATTAGATATAACCAGATACTTTTGTTTCTATATTCTTTATTTGTCCATGACCATAAATGATAAATTTTATTTTTTACATATTTTCTGTCAAAAAATTTAATCATTGAGCTCGTGCCCACTAATTTATTATTATCATAGGCTCCAAAATGTTTATGTTCGCCGTTTGAAATGTCTTTATAATAAGTTTTATAATAATTTTTATCAACTATCATATTTTCTTCATCTTTTAAAGCTTCAAAGATTTCATTAAAATTTTCTACAATTTTATATTCTAATTTTTCATTCATTTAATACTTATAAAATCATCCAAATAATCTTTACAACAAGTGTACCAAATTATTTTTGATATTGGTTTATTATTATAAATTTTTTCAATTTTTGAATATTCTAGCCAGCCTATATTTTTAAATCTATTATCGTCTTTTGAAACCGCAACAAAATTTATAGTATCGTCCTCACACCAATTATTTTCTTTAATATATTTTGCTTTAATTTTCATTAAATTTAACCATATTTTTTTTCGCCTATGTTTAGGGTCTGTCCACCCCCACAAATGATATATTTTATTTTGTTTATTTTTATTATCAATATATTTAATCATAGATGTTGTGCCTACTAATTTTTCATTAATGTAGGCTCCAAAATGTTTATATTCTCCTTTTGCAATATCAGGAAAATTTTTTTCGTAATATTCTTTTTGTGCAACCATATTATTTTCGTTTTTAATAAATTTAAATATTTCATTAAAATTTTCTATAATTTTATATTCAATTTTTTTATTCATTTAAATTGCTATATTGCATAGGTATAAAGTCACTTTTTAAATAGCCTTTATTTTTAAATATATTATGTAACAATTTAGGTTTTAATATTGCATATTTAATTGCTACCGTAAAATTTGAACCATATTCGCCTATCATAATATTTTGATAACTATATTTACCTGTCTCTCCTTTATTATACATACTGTCTATAAAAATATGATATCTTCTAAAAGCTGAACTATTTTTGAACCATTCTTCCTCTCTTTTATTCCAACCTTTTACTTCAGTAACCCAATACCATTGAAAACAGCTTTTACTTTCTGCAAATTTGACGGCATTATCTATACACTCGGCTAGTCCCATTAATTTTACATTGTAAAGATTACTAATATTTGGCCTAACAGTCATATTAGATATGTAATGAATAGGAAGTGTTTTCCAAAAATTTTGAGTTAAAAATGATATAATACGTCCATTATCATCAAATGAACCTAAAACTTGAATAAAACCTTGAACGTTTTCCGAATTTTTAAAATTTTCTGACAATTGTAGATAGTTTTTTATTCTATCTTTTAATATTTGATCGTGTTGTGATGGCCTTCTTTTTTTGACTTGACACCATCTTGCGTCAACTAATTCAATAATTTGTTCAAAATCACTTAAATTTAATCGCCTAGTAATCATATAAATAACTATATATTATTTATACTATTATGTCAACCTTATATGAAAAGATAATTAAGATTCCACATCTCAATTTAACATCTTATTTGCCAAAAGTTCCTTTAAATGATATGTTAAAAGACCTATATCAATTTAAAGATAGCGATTATTTTCCTTATAAAACTGCAACTAAAAATAAACAATTTTTAGAATTTTTAGGTAATAATTGGAAAGGTATGTGTTTAATAGACTCTACTGAAGATGGCCGACAACATAATGATTACTATACGAGTAAAGTAAATGCCGATATTTTAAAACATAATTTTAAAAACGATAAAGCAGTTTTTCAGCCTACAAATATTGGTAAATTATGCCCTCATATGACAAAATATTGCTATGATATTGCAAAAAGTCCTCAAAGAACAAGATTAAGTAGATTAGTTGTGAACGGTAATTTTCATTGGCATAGCCATAAAGTTTTAGCTGAATCAACAACAGCAGATAAAAGATTTACAAATAAAACAGGTAAATATGAAAAAACTTTAATTATACACATTGTATTAACAACAAATAATAATTGCTGGATGGGAGTTTCAAATCAACACCCAATGGGAGGTCATCCTTTTGAAATACACAAACAACATTATGGCTTAGGAGAGGTATGGATTTTAAATGGTCATTACTATCATAATGTATTTAATAGTGGCACAACAACAAGAGAACATATAATGCTTTATGCAAATATAGATGATGAAAAACTTGCTCCTATTTTAGAAAGAGCAATTAATGATTACAAAGGCCCTATAATTGATGACGAAATTATACCTCAAAGAATTACAGGTTCATTTGTATTAAATCATAAAACAGGATTACCGTTTTAGCAATTATGAAAAAAACTGATTATTATAAAAAATTATTATTTTGTCCTTTAGATTTGCCTACACCTCCTGACGTTGATTATAATAAATTTAGTGAATGGCATTTAGAACAATTAGAATACAATAAAAAACATAACAAGACGGCAGCTTTGGCTGATGGTAAACAAGAATATCCTTGGCAAGTAAGTTGGGCATTATGGTGGAACACTTACGATAAACCAAATCCTTGGATATGTGATTTTGATAAAAAGTTTCCGGAGTTAGTAGAATATATAAAACAATATCCTTTTACACAAGCAAAAAGTATTAGTTTTCTCAATCAAAAAGAAAGTAGAGATGTATATTTACATACTGATCCTGATAAAAGATGGGGCATGAGATTTTATTTAAAAAACGGCTTAGGAGAGAAACTATATTTTGTAAAAAGTTTAGAACAAAGAAAAGAACGTTTAAAAACTATGCAAGATGGCCAGTATAATGATTTGTGGGAAAATAGTCAAAAAGAAAAGTTATATGCTAAATTTCCAACACAAAGATGTGCTTGGATGTTAAATAGTATGGACGCTTTTCATGGTGTAGAAAAAAATCCTAAGCCTGCTGGTAATAGAATAAGTTGTGTTTTAATAGGTGATTACAATTATGAAAAACTATTTAAATTATTTGATCGTAGTATTGAAAAATATAAAGAGTATGCGATTTTCTACTAAATATCTATATGAAAAATTTATTTCGTTCTAATACTAATTACTTTATACCAATACAAATTTCATTAACAATAATTTTATTATTAGCAATGATATTAGGTGATTTTAATTGGAAATGGTGGTTAGCTGGTGTTATAAGTTATTTTGTAACGGGTTGTTTAGGTATTACAGTTACTTTTCATAGATATTTAACACATCATAGTTTTAAAATGTCTAAAACTTTAGAATATCTTTTTAGTTTTTTTGGTGCTATGGGCGGTACAGGCTCTACAATAGGTTGGGTGGCCGTACATAGACATCACCATGATAATAGTGATACTGTAAATGACCCTCATAGCCCAAGACATCAAGGCTGGAAAGTTTTATTTCCTAATTATAATTTTACTTGGAATAAATGGGCTGTAAGAGATTTACTTGTAAATAAATTTCATTTATTTTTACATCAATATTATTTTTTAATACTTGCATTATGGGCTGTATTACTAACTTTAATATTTGGTATAGAAGGATTTATATTTTTATTTTCTATGCCTATTGTGTGTCAAGTATGGTCAAGTGTATTAAGCAACTATGTAAATCATGCTCAATGGGTGCCTCTTGGTTACAGAAATTTTAATTTAAAAGATGATTCAGTAAATAATGCTTTATTAGCTTTAATTACATTTGGCGAAGGTTGGCATAATAATCATCACGCAACACCTGGCCGTGCTTCATTTAAAAGAAGATGGTGGGAGTTTGATTTGACTGGTAGTATTATTAATCTAATCAAAAAGTAATACGATATGTATTCTAATCTGGCTTTTTTACCTATTAAAGTAGATTTTTTTAAAAATTTTAATATTATAGAAGATTTTCCTAATCAATTTCATTTTTGGAACTATAAACAATTACTAGACGAAAATAACAAATCAAATTATGATGTAAAACCTTGGCGCACAGATTTAAATAAAGAATATGATTTTGTTAAAAAATTAGTAGAACAATTACCCTATGATAATTTATCTAGTGTAAGAATAACAAAACAATTACATCCAGTTTTACAACATTTAGATATAACAACACTTGATTGTCCTTTAAATATATACGAGGATTTTGTAAAAAATGAACCTTGTGGATATAGATTTGTTTTGATAAACAAAAATACTTTTTTACAATTTTTTATTAAAGAACAATGGGTAACAGCTAATTTGCCTGATAATACGTATTGTTATTTAATGAATACAACTAAACTATTACATAGAGTTTTATCTTTTGATAATATGAGTGAAAGAATTACAATATATGTAAGAGGTAATGTTAATAAAGAAAAACATTTAAAAAATATAGAAAATAATTTAAAGTCTTACGAAAAGTATGCTTTATATATGTAAGAGTTTTAAATAAGGTTTATTTAATTTAGCAAATACTCTTAATTGTATTCTTTGACTTTTAACTTCTGTCGTACAGTGTAAACAAGCGTCATCAAAATGCCAAGCTTTATGTTTACTCTCATCTACCATAAATTTTTTACCAGTATTATAATCTTGTATCCATAAGTTGGCACCACCATCGGCTACGTTCAAAGTGATAGAACAAAAACCTTTATTGTAAAAATTTTTATTTGTTTGAGGCCCACTATCTTTATGTACAACGCCTATGCTTGGTGGCTCTTGTAATATACAACGTACTGTTAAAGGATATTCTATTGGTAATGATTTTATAACACTTTTAGTATATGATATATTTAAATCTTCACGCCAAGACCAAGGATTAGTATATTTTATCCATAAAGGCAATCTATCATTATTTTCAAATTTACCTTCCCAAGATTCTTTTTGAGATTTTTCTTTTTCAGGTAAATAAGTTAAATTTAACATTTGAAAAGTATTATATTCTCCTTTAACTAATTTTCTTTCTCCGTTTTCTTGCACATAATGATGTATCTGTTTGTTTTTTTCAAACATAGCTTCAGGAAATATATCGCCATTTGGGTCCCACCTACTATGGCCTTTTTCATTGTAATCTGTGGTAGCGACCATACTTTTTTCAAATACATTGTTTGTTAATAATTCATCTTTGATTTTTTGTTGGTCAAAATCAAAATCAATACTAGCCCATACTGGTATCATTATATTCCTTTGGTAAATATTTTTCTTTAAATTCTTTCAAAGAACAACTTATTAATTTAACTGCTATTTTTTGTTTTGTATTATTAATATTATATACATTATCCAAAAAAATTAAATCATTATAAAAAGTAGAATTTTTATTACCTAATGTTACTGCTTTTTTATCTTTAACTCTTTTTAAAAATTTAATCAGCCATTCATTATATATATTAAAAGTAAAAACAACCGCTTTGACATTTAATTTTTTAGCTTCTTCAAATTGTTTGGGTAACAAGTAATCGCCTTGCCACCATTTTTTTCTTGCATTAAGATTTGTCCAGGTACGAGAACCTAATATCATAATATCTTTTGACCAAGGACTTATATAACAACCACTGGCCGCTATGGGTTTTTCATCTTTTAATAACACAAAAAATTTACCTTTATCAAATCTTTTTTTCTTAACAATACTATACATTAATGATGATTTATTATTTTGCCAATTTTTCCAATTAATATTTTTAGATGCTACGCTATTATCTTTTTCAGAAAGTTTACATATTTCTTCTAAATTTTTTTTATAATCTTGCCAGTTTAAACTGTTTATAGATAATACTTCAATATTATTCATTAAATTTATTTTATTTTACAAATAGTTTTTCTTCAACAATTTCTTTTATAGGTTTGCCAAAATATTTACTTTTGTTATACGTATCTGTATTTTTATCGTAATTTAACCAAGGTGTTAATCCTAATACAATGTTAATTCTAGGTTCTTTTGTTTTTGGTACTTTTAAAAAAGCAGCTCTATGATCTAATCTTGTATTCCACAAATAAACTTTTCCAGTTTCTAAAACATAAGTTTTATTTTTGAATTGTATCACATATTCTTCACTTGTTTGTAAAGGTATATTTACTCTTAATATTTGACAAGTAGGTTCGTCAATATGCCAACCATCATTTTCGTTAAATGGTAATTGATTATAACCAAAAAGATATGCTACTCTACTTCTAACTATATGAAAATTAAATCTATCTAAAAAAAATCCTAAATGTTTTTGAATAACATCATCTATTTTTCTAAATCCTAAACCATCATAATATGTATCTTTCATTTGTTTATGATCTCCTGGATCTATATTTGAGCTATGATTTTGGCTTAATAATTTTGAACCAAAAACTTGGTGATAAATGTTTTCCGATTTTTCAAAAAAAGTTGGATTGTAGGTTAATCCAAAACCCTTATATGTATTACTTGTAAAGTATTTAGTGCGCCACGCTTGTAAATGCACCTTTTTTTCTATTGCTTTTACTCCTTCTAAAATTTTACTTACAGGAGGTAAATTTAATTCTTCAAGTGTAAATTCATACCAATCAAAATTAATTTGAAGTTCATCTGTATTTTCAAAAAGCTTTAATGCTTCATTATATATCATAATATTTTTTTTCAATAATTCTATTAGCTACTTTTTCAAAACTTTCATTTTCAATAGATATTTTAAATAATAATCTTTCATTGTCGCCATTTGTAACACTATGTGGTTGTGTCGTATCTAATAAAGCACTTTTATAAAAATAATTTTGGCCATTTATTGTTATAGCCGTGTTACTTTCACTTAATAAAAAATTTAAAGAACATTTTGTTGTACCATCTGTATGCGTGTTTATAAAAGCATTAGGTTTTAACCAATAAAATCTAGGTGTACCTGTAACTTCAAAATCTTTCATAATTTCTTTTATATAATCACAAGAATATATACTGACTTTCCAATCTGTAAAAATTTTATTTGGATAACGGCCGTCTGTATGAAATGCAGATAACTTTTTAGCTTCTTCAGATTCTTTTAAAATTAAATCTTTTTTAAGTTCGTATTTTAAATGTAATAATGGTTGCATAATTATCAGTTTTAAATATATATAACTATTTATCTGTTATAAATAACATATAAGGAGTGATTATATGGTAACAATAAATGGCGTAGAATATGATGAAACAAAGTTTAGTGATAAATTAAGAAATTATATTATTGCTAGACAAGAAATTGTACAAAGTAAAACCCGTCATGTTATAGAAGTTGAAAAGATAGATGTCTTAATAGAATACTATAATAACAAAATTATTGAAGAATTAGGTATACAAATAAACAAAGATACAGATAGTAAAAAATAATGGCTGCTATAGCTAACTTATCAATAGACCAAGGTGCAACTTTCACATCAGACGTTACGGTTAAAGATCTTGACGGAGCCGTATTTGATTTAACAGGTTACACTGGTCGAGCCAAAATGGCCAAAGGTTATGCTTCAACAAAAACACGAACAACAATAACAGTTACATTTGCTGCTGATAGAACCACAGGCGTGTTAACAATTTCATTAACGGCCAATCAAACATCTGCATTAGATCCTGAAAGATACGTTTATGATGTGGAAATTGAGTCGCCAACAGGCGTGGTTACAAGAGTTATAGAAGGCATTATTACAGTTAGACCTGAAGTTTCTACATAAAATAAATCTATATTATAAGTTAAAAATAATATAAATATATCAAAAAGAGAGATTTAAATGGTTAACATTACAGCTAAAATTAACACACCTTCATCATCTGGACCTCAAAAGGTATCGGTTAGCGTTCCTGCAACTGTAGCCGTGCAAAATAGTAATTTACAATTAAAACTTTTAGGTGATGTTGATGTAACTGATTTAAATGACGGAGCATTATTACAATATAGAGCAAGCGATCAAAAATTTGTAAGTAGAAACGAAATAATTACAAATACAGGTAATTTAACTCTAAATGGAGGAGAATACTAATAAATGGCAACAGTAATTAAAATTAAAACATCTAACGCCGTTGGTAAACCCGCTACAGCCAAAATCGGAGAGCTTGCATATTCTTATGGAATAGGTGCATATAACACAAATGGTGATAAACTTTTTATAGGTGTAGGCCCTATTGATGGTGTAGGTAACGCTTCTATACAAGAAGTTATTGGCGGTAAATATTTTACAGATTTAGCAGACCATGAGCCAGGCGTTCTTACCGCTTCATCAGCAATAATTGTTGACGCAAGTAAAAGAATAGATGAATTAGCTGTAGGTAATCACGTTACAGATGGCGGTACAATAAAATTTAATGAGGGCACAAGCAATGGTGCTAATTTTGTAGGACTTAAAGCTCCTAATAATTTAGCGGCTACAACTACATTTACTTTGCCTACAGGAGATGGTTCACCAGGCCAATATTTAAAAACTGATGGCTCAGGTAACTTAGCATTTGAAACCGTATTTTCTAATGTTACAATTGTTGGTGATACAGGCTCAGATACATTTAATACTAACGAGACTTTAGATTTTGAAGGTAATGCTCAAATTAATACCACTGTAAGCGATAACAAAGTCTCCTTTAATATTATTAATGATTCAATCGGTACAACGCAACTTACAAATGCAGGTGTTACAAATGCAAAGTTAGCAAATCCGGATACAACATTAGGTAGCACAACACTTACTTTAGGTTCAACACAAACAGATTTATCAGGATTAACTTCTTTAGTTGTAGATGACTTAACATTAAACGGCCAATCAATTACAACAATAATTGGAAATAAAGATATTGTATTAACACCACACGGCACCGGCACAGTTACCGTTCCAGCAGGATATAAAGATCGAGCAGGTTTTGGAACAACATCACTTGCAACAAAAGAATATGTTGATTCAGTATCTCAAGGTTTAGATGTAAAAAATTCTGTTGTAGTAGCAACAACTACAAATTTAGTAGCAACTTACAATAATGGTACTTCAGGTGTAGGTGCAACATTAACTTTTGCTTCAGCTGTAAATACACTTGATGGTATTGCATTAACAGATGGCGATAGAATTTTAGTAAAAGATCAATCAACAGCAAGTGAAAATGGTATTTACGTAAGAACATCATCAACTGTTTTTACACGAGCAATTGACGCTGATACAGCAAGTGAAATTACAGGCGGCACATTTGTATTCGTAGAACAAGGTACAGCTAACGCAGAAAATGGTTATGTCTTTACACATGAAGGCACACCTACATTAGGTTCAACATCACTTACAGTATCACAATTTTCAGGTGCAGGCCAAATTACAGCAGGTGCTGCTTTAACAAAAACTGGTAATCAAATAGATGTAGCGGTAGATAACAGTTCAATAGAAATTGTAGCAGATCAATTAAATGTAAAAGCATTAGGTATTACAAACTCAATGTTAGCAGGTAGTATTGCAACAAGTAAATTAGCTGCGCCACATTTTTTTATTTCAGACGAAACATCATCTGTTGCACAAATAAATTTAAATCAAACTTTACAAATAAATGCAGGCGAAGGTATTGATACATCTATTTCAGGCAATATAATTAATATTATAGGAGAATTAGCGTCAAACGCAAATATAGGAGTAGCTTCATTTAATGCAGGTAATTTTACAGTTACAAGCGGTGATGTTACCGTAACAACAATAGACGGAGGTACATATTAATGTCATTTTTTATTTGGCATATTTTAGCAATTTTAACAGTTATGACTGTTTCTTATATTATAGGGTATAGTGTAGGTCATAAAAATGCTATTGAAAAAAGAAATTTTAAAATTATAGATCGTATTAAAGATATTTTTAGGAAATAATTATGGCAACTGTAATTAAACCTAAAAGGTCAATCGTACCAGCTTCAGTTCCGCTAGCAGGCTCTTTAGAAATAGGCGAATTGGCTATGAACATACCTGATGGTAAATTTTATACAAAAGATCAATTTGGTTCTGTATTAGAAGTTGGCGGTGCTGGTGCAATTACACTTCAAGGTGTTACAGACAACAGTGCTGTCACAACAAACAGTATTACTTTAAATGGTGGCAACTTAATATTTGAAGGTCTTGTTGAAAATGCTTTTGAAACAACTTTAACTGTAGCAGAACCAACATCAGATCGAACAATTACATTACCAAATCAATCAGGCACAGTGGCGATGGACGGAGACGCTTTAGCATACTCTATTGTTTTTGGAGGATAAAAAATGGCAAGTCTATTTAAAAATGCCGGAATGCAAATAGTAACATCTGATAATGCTAGTGCAAATTTCTATACTTGTCCTGCTGGCACAGTGGCCGTTATACACGCTTTATATATTTCAAATAAAAGTTCTTCAAACGTAGGCAATGTAGATGTAAAAGTTACAACTGATGGCGGTACAACTTTTTATCATATAGGAAAATCTTTAGAGATAGAAACTAATAATACATTAGTTTTAGATAAACCAGTAAATTTAGAAGCAAATGATATTATTAGAATTGTTGCCGAGCTCAATGTTGACTCAACTGCACCAGATATAGAAGCATTTGCTAGTATATTGGAGATTTCATAATGTCATATTTAATAGGTACAACTTCAATATCAGTAGATAAATTAAAAAATTTTAATGCTTT